CTGCATGTCCCGCAGAGCTTCGATGGTACCCGACAGCAGCGACGGCCGCTTGATGTTGACAGTGTCGCCGCGGGCACCGGTGAACTCTGCTCCAGCGTCGCGACCAACCAGCGCGGTCAGGACCAGCTCACGTTCAAGCAGGCCAACCGCGGCCGACGCCCATTTTTCAGCTTTCACAATGTTATGAGCCATGTGTTAGCTCCCCCTTCCTAGTACGGAAGCCTCTTACGAATAGCTTCCGCCAACTCGGCGGGACTCGGATTGGAGCCCACACCGCCACGTCCCGGCGCATCTCCCTGTGCCGGTTTCGGACGCGTCACCAGTGCGGGTTTCTGCCTTTCAGCCAGTGCTTCAGCGACCGCGGCAGCAGCGTCCCGCAACTCTTCCTCACTGTCACCGCTCAGCCGCTCCACCACGGCAAGCGGAACACCGGTTTGTTCGGCCACTCGGGCCCGCACAGCCGTCATGCGTTCCTGATGCCACCGTTCTTCCAACTCGGCGATCCGCTGTAACGCCTGCTGCAGCGGATCCTTGGCATCCTGTTCCTCAGACTTCTTCCGGTCCTCATCGGAGCGAGACTCCGGTGACGTGTCCGCGCTCGACTTTTGCTGCAGCTCAGCCAGCCGCCGCTTCAGCGTGGCAATCTCCACGTCACGAGGATCCGGACGACGCGGAGCGGACTCCCCCTGAGGGACCTCCTCAGCAGGCGTGTCGCTGCCAGCATCCCGAGTTGCTGTCTCGGCGTTGGTGGTGTTCTCCGACATCAGTCCTCCTTTTCTTCTGCCTCGTCTTCCTTACGCCGCTGTTTTGCCAGCTCGCGACGAAACTCGTTCAAGTTGGGGTGTTTGAGGTTGTCCCACATCGTCGCGTACTGCTGAGACGTTGGATGCAACTGGTAGCGACCCCTACCAAAATACGGCTCAATAGTGCACTTACATCCGCGGTGCCAATGACGGCCCGCACCTGCAGCCCAAGAGGAGGAGTACACGGGACCGCGGGATGCCAACATTGCGCAGAACGCACAACTGCGTCCACGTGCGATTCGTGCCCACCGTACAGGGCGTGACTCCTCCTGCATTTGCGCGGCCAACGCGGTACGGCCACCAGCCATGGAGGTGCGCGTTGCATCCAGGCTCAGCGCGACGAGCGACCGCCGAGCAGCAGCCTCTTCAGTAAGCCCGTCCTCCACCAGTGTGGTGGCATACGACGGACCCCAGCGCGTTACCGACTCGCTCCATGCCCACGGATCCAGCGGATCCAGGATCACGGACGTGAACGGTTCCTGCACACCTTCGGCCTCACGGAACCGCTCATAGTACCGTTGCGCTGTTTCCGCGGACAGCCGATACGCGGCCGCTACCTCAGGTGCATGCTCCGCCACCCATGCGGCGAACACTGCGGGGTCAAACGCGACCTCCTCAGTCCACTCCTGCTCGAACGTGCGAAGCAGACTTTCCAGAATACCTAACTGAGCGACACGATGCGCTTCAGTGAGCACCGCACCAGCCTCAGTCACCGCCATTAGGATCCCCCTCCTCGACAGGCAGAGAATCCCCGGAGGCTTCTACAGGAAGCTGTGTTTCATCGCCGCGGAGCAGCGTCGCGGCAACCTCCGCAACATCCATGGCCATATCCTGCTGCTTCAACCGCTTCCACCTGCGAATCTGGAACGGCGTGACACCCGGGATCAGTTCCCACAACGCCTCTGCAGGGATCCCCAGCATGGTGGCCAGTTTGCCGAGAGCATCCGCGGAAGCAGCCAGAGAACGTGCTTCTGTGTCGCGCCATACAACACGAGCACGGGTGTTCTCCGCATCCTCGAATTGTCCTGCAGCAAACGCCAAAAGCCGAAAAACTCGCGCCCATGCTTCTCCGAAAACCGCCTTTCTCTCCGAGACCTTTCTTGTCAATCCCGCTTCCGCGGCAGCCAGCGCTTCCGCGCTAATGTTGACCAGTCCGCCGAGAAGGTAGTGCGGCGGCACCTGGGCAATAGTCGCCATCTGCTTAATGGCGGACTCCTGCGACGCAAGATAGCCAGTCAAATCCGTTTCCGTGAACTCGCCGAATCGCGCATCTTTAGACGCGGTAGTCCACAGTCGGTTCACCGCGGCCTCGAAGGGCTCAATCGGCCGACCAGTTTCCGGATCGCGGGGAATCTCCACGCCCGTGGCCCATTTCTGTTTAAACGCCGCATACTGCTGAGCAATCAGCAAACCCAACGTGGTGTCGTTCAGGCGATCCTGCAGCGGGATGAGGGGCCACACCTCGCCGAGCTCGGCGATCCGCACATCCGGATCATCAGTCCACTGATTGCGGAAAACCACCACGGGACACACGCCGAACGGGTGAGTCCAAGAATCCAGCAGCCTGTATTCCTGGACGTTCCCGTGATCTCCGGACGGAACCCAGAAAGACCACACGCCCTCAGCGTCTACGAGGTCCCACACATCGCCCACGAGCCCCAATTCGTTCTTCACTCGGGATCGCGAGCGACGGATCGCGTAGTCCGGGAATTCCGCATCCGGATCCTCCTGAACCACATACATGGCCAGCGGGGAATACACGCGTGCCACGGGACCTGGATCGCCAGGCCACACCATCACGTACCCGTGTCCGTACGTCAGCGCGGACCGGTACACGTGCATTTGGCGTGACGATAGTCCGTTAGCCATCCAATATTCCCACACGCTGAGGTTATCGGGATGCTCATCATCGCGGTAACCCTCGACATACAAATTCTGGGCCACCGTAGTAACAATCAGTGGGAGCCAATTCCCAATAGCCTCTTGACGGAAGCCGGAGAACTCTCCCTCGTGGGAGCGTGGCATATACGAGGGGTCGTGGAGTCCCCGCATATACCTGCGCACGCGGTCCAGCGCTTGTTCCTCGTCCGCGCGAGATCGCAGCGCGTGCGCCAACCGTTCCTCCGCAGTCACTGGACCGCCTCCTTTCACTATCCAAACCCGAACAGAACTCCGGGCTGCTCATCGCCGCGGTTCCGCTCAGACAAACGACCACGTTCAATCGCCATGCGACGTGCCTCACGAGCTATCACCATGGCTACTGCAGCGTCGACCTTCCGTTCCGACTCTCTCGACTCTTTCCCAAGGCCTACCCCGAACGCGTTCGGCCTTCGTCTCGCGTTCTTGATGTGGCGGATCAGCCGCACGTCGTTGGCGATAGTGAACGTGCGCTCCTCGATCGCGGCCCTCGTCGACTCAGCAGCACGCGTGAAGTCACGGAGCCGACCCCGCATATCGAACGCGACAGAATGTCTCGCGGAAGCGCGGACAGCAAGCCGGTCCCTGTACTGCTCTGCCCACGTGTCCACGTACGATTGCCAGTAGGCCACGTCAGCGAAGAACGCGACCACGTCCCAACGTTCGAACGCGGCCCGCACCGCCTCAGTGACCTCGTCCGTGGGTACCGACCATCCCTGGGCATCCGGAGAGTCCGGGCGTTCCCAAATACCCAGTGGCCACACGTGACCGGTCTCGATGTCGCACGCGATAAGCGCGGTAGCGTCCACCGTTTTAGAACCGTCAAACCCGAGTGCGATCATCGCACCGTCCGGGATTTCCCGGTCCTCAACGATGGCATCCACCTGATCCGGCCGGACCCAAGCATCCGACGCGGCAACGATTTGGTTGAAGAAGAAGCGACGCGCCTCCTCGACAGGCTGTCGCGGGTCGTAAACTTCGGCCACAATCCGGTCAAAATCAACCCAGGTCGAATCCCCGTACGCAATACGAAGTGCGCGGCGCAAGTCCTGCTCGTCCGCAATATCCACGTCCGCGGGAGCCTCGCGGCAGTCATACAAGTACGGAACCCGATACTCCGGGTCTTCCGCGGCACGCTGCTGCATGGCTAGGTACATCTCGTATGTGCTCTGCGCCACCGAGTGGCGGCTAGGATCGTGGGCGTTGGTGATCTCCACCGCTCGAGCACCGCCACCAGCGATTTTGCCTAGGTTTCTCCGCACCGTACGGGCAACGTGGTGGCCACCGGACGATTCAGTCCAGTGGTGCGTTTCCTCAAAAATCGCGAAAGTCGGCCGACCGCCTTCCAGCGACTGGCTAGAGGACGTTACGGGTTCGATCTTCCCCGGACGGCCGGATGCGAACTGGACCATGGTTTTTCCCACGTCCAACCCGTAGTCAGCCACCGCGGGGCTCGCCACCACCATACCGCGGATCATTTGAAACGTGTTCGCGGTCTGTGCATAGCTCGTCGCCGCGATCTGAACCCACGGAGAATGGACGCGTTTCCCAATGGGATGCAGCGCGTCCCCCGAATGCGGACCAGCGCACGTGGCGCAGAATTCTCCTGGACGAGCCCAGTGGGAAAACCGCACCGGACCCAAGAACTCCGCCAAGCACAAAAGTGCGGCAAGCGGGGATTTTCCCCAGCCCTTAGCGCGACGAAGCGTTGCGCCGTTAAACACGAACCTACCGCGGTCGTCTACAGCGTAGAGCCACAGCACAAACCTGACCTGCTCTGGCGTAAACCGCCACTGTGTCCCCGCACGCTCCCCATCAGGCTGCACAATGTAGCGCGTAGCCCACAGCAAAACCCCCCAGCCCAGCGTACAATCCGGAAGATCATGAGGCAGGTTGCCGGTCTGTCCCCCAGACGATCCCATCAACGCTCCCAATCGTCCACGCGTCCGGGAACGCTGACCGGTGGGCACTTAACCAGCGACTAAACCCGCGCGGTAACCATCTCAGCCCTCCTGAGCCAGCATTTCCCGGTACTCAGCCAACACCGCAACATTGTCCGGGGTTGCCTCCGGACCAGAGTTCGCGGCAGCGGCAGCAGCGCTCGCACCACCATCCGACACACTCCCAACGCGACCCCGAAGGCGCTCCATGTGGGTACCGCCTAACGCGCGTTCCGCGCGGAACACGATCTCGAAAATCCGAGCTTTCCGCATCGCGTCCTGCTCACGGTGCATGGCATCTACCAGCGGCAGCAGGTTCTTCAGAACCTCCCAGTCGGAAGGCTCGAAGTGCGCCACCTGCGCGGAGTGGCACCACGCGGCCCACCACTCCCGGGTCGCGGACAGCCAGCGTTTGGGATTGGGCAGTTCGGGAATTTCCCTCGCGGAAGACCCCAGCGGAGCGCCACGAACAGAGTCCGTGGTAGGCTGGGAACTGTCCGGGGCACCGCACGAGGGGCACGCACGGCCGTCCGCATCCCTCAGAGAACCACAACTCACACACTGCCTACGCCGGACCCCGGTGAAAGTGTCCGCGTTGCGACGTCTACGATTGGGATTAGGAGGAGGTCCCATACCAGCCATGCGAAATCCCTCCCTGCTACACCTGACTGAACCCGTGTTCGCGGCCTCGCGCGCACGCGCACGCGCGCGTAGAGGGCGCGTTTGCGCAGGTCAGCGCGCTACAGCGTTTTACCAGACCCGTACACGGAGAAAAAAGTGCT